ATAAAGAAAAGAGGACCAGTTTTTGGATCCATACACTGCTCAAGTTTTAATACCTGCTCAGTGGTGTATTTGTGTTTTTTATGAGCTTTTTTTACTTGCTCGCTATCTAATGATACGTATGCCATGGCTATTATTTAAGTGTAAATTAACAACACGTTCTATATAGTTAATGTGTATTTGGTAAAATTAAGCTACTGTAAATGATGCAGCGTCTACAACAGTAGATCCACCGATATCAATAAAGTTTGGTCCAACAGTAGATCCATCAATATTAGATGTAGCAATTCTTCTAACTCTTAATTGTATGTCAGCAGCATTGCTATTTTTGTCCATTACTAAATGAATTTTTCCGCTAGTATCGTTGGTGATAAAGTATGCCAAAGGATTGAGCTCTTTTACTATTTGTTCTACAGCTTCGTCTATAGCATCATCTTCTGCTCTTAGATCCACTGCAACTGTGTCTAATTTTTTTACTGTTAATAAAAAAAGGTTAGCATTAACAGAATACACTGTTCCTACTGTTGCTTGTAAACCTGTTACTCTTGTTACTGTTGCCATATATATTATTTACCTTCTTTGTCTTTGAGAGCCTGCTTCATAGGTTCTGTTTTATTACCATCTTTATCCACATCTAAAAAGTCTGGTTTTGCTTTGGCAGCTTCTTGATATGTTTGTTTAAAACTCTCATATTGAGCTCTTAAGCTGTTAGATAAATGTTCTTCTGTAATTTCAGCTTCTCCCATTTTAATTGCCATAGGATTGTCTCCACCTGCTGCTTTAACATAAGCACCTTTTTCACGATTTAGATCTGTGCCATTTGGTACTGCTGCTTTGATGTCACTGTATTTTTCTTTTGGTGTGTTCGCATATGCCTCATCTGCTTGTACATCATCTGATGCTGCAGGTTGATTGATCATGTCTTGTCCAACTGGTTGTACTCCTGCTAATTTTAATAATTGCATCATCATTGCTGCTTCTGCTGGATTGTCAGTTGCAATCACAACAGACTCGTTCATTTTATCTTTTTTCATTTCTTTACCCTCATTTTCTTTTTCTTTTTTTTGTACTCTATCCCACACATGAGCTTGTGATTGTCCATGTTTCTTAATAAATGCTTCTCTAGACATGTCCACAGCATCTGATTCTAAATCCATTAACCAACTTTTTACTTTGCCTTCTTCCACTGCTGTGTTTTCTTCTTTTCCTTTGGTCACTGTGTAAACTCCTGCTGCCTGCATGAATCTTTCATGATCAAAATTAGGATTGAAATGTTGAAATATTGCTGAATGATGTTGAGCGTACTCTGCTCTTTTGGTCACGTCTTCAATATCTTTTAAAGTGTCAGCTACATATTGAAAATGTTGACGTGTCATACTTTCGTCCATCTCGCCTTCATTTTTTTCTACTGTACCGTTGGTTCTTGCAACACTATCAATTGCATCTTTAACATCTATGTTAGGATTATTTTCTTGAATTTGTTTAAGTCGTGTTAAGATATCAATCATGTCCATAAAATTATTTTCCTGCTGGGTCTGGGTTACCTTTTACTGCACCCTTGTGTGCTGGCTTGATTGGTGAACCAGAATTTTTCTTGTCACCCTCGTTTTTCATCACTTCCTGTTCAACTTTGGGTTTTGCAGCAAATTGAGCAGCATCAAAATCTTTTCTTGCTTTTAATAATTCTTTTAATAAACTTTGATTGGCTTTATCTCCATATATTTCATCGGCTTTTACTTTGGGAGCATCTTTATATTCTACATCTTGCAACATAGATTTAAATTCTGATTTTTTTTCAGCTTTCGCTTTCATTTCTTCTTGATACTCTTCGGTAGGCTCACCAGGTTTTCTCACAACGATTTGATTAGGATGTAATCTCATGCTGTCAGCAACCAATGTTCGCAACTCAAATACTGATGCTGGATACATTGTGGTTAATTCAAATATAGTTACTGCTTCGTTTTTCAATGTTGGAAAATCTAATGGCATCTCTTGTATAGGAGTTTTTTTGCCTTTTGACAAAGTTTTAACTTCGTATTTTTTTAAAACTGTTTCTAATTTAGAGCCAAAATCTTCGCTTAAATCACCAGCTACTTTAATTTTGTAGTTGTATTCTTTAGTTGATTCTGCTAGATATTGTTTAAAGTCTGTCATAATGCAGTATTTAGTCTTTTTTAAGTAGTTTCTTCATTAACTCGTTACGGTCACTAATGATCATACCTTCGCTTTCAACGGGTTCGTTTATGTCATCATGACCAGTTTTGTCTATTTTTAGTTTTTTAAGCTGTAATTCTACTATTTTTAACTTTTTGTCTATTTTTTGAGATTTTGCATCAATAGCATTACGCAACATTGAGCTAGCAACTTCAAAAATACGACCGGAATACCTGCTGTCTATGTTCATACCTAGGTCCATTAAATTTTTATAACTCTCTTCTGCTTCTAATGCTAGTTTATCTAACTCTAGATCACTTAACTCTCCCAGTCCTTTAACCTGAGGTAGTGCTGCTGCTATTTTGTCAAATTCTTGGTAAGTTTTTTCTAATGCTTTGGCAGTTTGGGGATCTACATTCTTGGGTATGGTGGGTTTGTCTTTTTCATCTCGAGATTTCTCTTTGGCATCCACTTGTGCGAACGCTTCTTTGACATTTGGTAAATTGAGTATCTCTTCTAGTTTGCGTGTCATGTTTGATATTTACTTGCGTTTGCCTTGGTGGAATAATTGTTCTTCGCTTAGTACCCTAAATGTAATTCTATTTTGTCGAGCATATGCAGAAGCAGCTTCCCATTTAGCTCTGTTAATGATAACTTGTGTTTGGCGACCAACGCTTTTACCAGCTCGTTCCATAGAGGCTTGATTCATGGGTTTAACTTCAACTAATTCTGCGTGTTTACCGCCATTCTTATCCATGTATACTATAAAAAAATCCGGTACATAGATTGTGTATTTGCCTGTAAGTGGATGACGATACGGTATCTTGATAGACTCACTAGCCCATTGGTAAACATTTGGATGTTCATCGCACAATCTCATGAATGCGTGTTCCCAACCACTTCTATATGTTGGAGATTTTGTTCCCACATATTTGGCAGGATTCTTCATTGAGAATTTTCCTCTAGCGAATTTCATTTATGCTTTGATGTTTCTAGATATAATATCTCTACTAGTTTTATTATTTCTCACACCCAATCGACTGCTTTTATATCTATTGGTATTTAAAACTACAGTAAGTAATTCATTTAACTGAACCGGGTCTGCTTTGGTTAGAATATCTAAAATTTGTCCTACAGGAACAGAATCTATTTTGGCTTGTTGCAAAATAATATAAGCAGTTTCTTCTGCTGGTTGTCTATCAAATCCTCTTTTTACAAAGAAAGAAATAGCAGTGTCATAATCATTGGCATTAAATTGAAAAGGTTCAACGTATTGTGTTTGAGTAAGATCGTCTATGGTTTTTTGTAATCTGTCTTTTTCTTTTTGTGGTAGATTGGTATAAAATTCTGACATTATAGTCCTGCTCTTTCTGCAACAATTCCCACTTCGTTGCCTTGTCTATCAATTTTTATAAAACCGTCGCTGACTAATTTTGTAGTGTCAGTCAGTGCTCTATTCCTATATACATTCTTAACATCGTTGGTTGTTGCCGCATATTCCACTTCGCTTTGGGTAATAGTTAATCCTTTTCTTGAACCAACTAATTTATAATAAATTCCTGCAGCTACTTTGTCTCTTGCAACTAAATTACTTTGAATAAGATTAAAAGATTCTGTAGGTGTAAGATACAATTGAGTATTAAGAATCGGATTTGAAATTATTCTGTTGTTTGGATTTTTTCCATCACTTAAACTTTTAGATCCTGCTAAAGCAGCAACAGCGGCTCCAGCCACAGCCACAGTGCCAATGGAAAAACTACCCACAGGATTAGTTATTGTGCCCGCTTGTTTACCGATATCGATAACACCTTCTTTAACTATGCCTTTTAATTCTTCTTTTACTGCTTGTTTGGCGTTGATCTTTTTAGCATTGTTGTAGGTATTAATTCCTGTTAATATAGTGCCTAGACTGATATTACCCTTAGAAACATCGCCAATAACAGATCCTATACCGTCCACAATACCACCAGGACCAAATATAGAAGTTGTTCCTCGTCCTAATACACTTAACGGAGATGGTTCTTTGTCATAATGTAGTGTTGCAAATCCAGGAACAGATACCCCGTCAACTCTACCTGCACTATACAATACAGTTTCATAAAAGAGTTGCATAGTATTGGTCATAAGTCCACCACCATCTGTTTGATCTAGATTGTCGTGACTAAAAGAACCAATAATTGGATTAACTAGAGTAAATCCTGTAAAAGTTTTTTTATGTAACACAAATATTTGAACTGACTTTAAAAAAGGCTTGCCTCTTTTTTGTGCATTGTCCATACCAAATTGAGTGGCTGATCTATTCTTTTTGTACATGTCATCTTTGGCTATGTCTACTATTCCTGTATTATTTACAGATAAAGAATCTGCAATATTATATTCGTAATAGGATTTCCAAAAAGCATTCACAGTGTCGGCATGGTCATCGTGAAAAACAATATTAACAGGATTGTATTTTATTCTTGTACCTACATAAACCTTTTTATTGTACTGTAGTTTTTCTTCTAAATTCATATCATATTTGGGTAACTCGCAAGATTTTACTAACATGTTGAGTTCTAAACGTTCTTCATTGCTAAATGGGCGAGCAGGTATAGTATTATCAATAGTGAATACTACATGAAATAAAAATTTTTGTTTTGGAAGTAATTTAAAATTATCGTCGATATATAATCTACTAGCGTGTTGAAAGTCCTTCATTCCAGGAAGACCGTCACTAAAACCTTTTAAAAAATTATTAATGCTTGGCATACTCTATATTTATAGTCACAAAAAAAGCGCCATTAAAGGCGCTTCTTTTGCTATAAACGAAATGTAAAATTATATACCGCCGCCAGTTGATAATGACCCGATAGTTCTTGTTATTGCTGTGCCGATTCCTGTACCATTTGGAGTCTGCACTGCGTTGTCATATCTAATGCTAAGTGTGATAGTTGCTGGGTCGCTGGTGTTATAAGCCAGTGTGTTATAGTTTACTGATTCAACGTAAGAACCATAAAGTTCCCAAGTTTCTAGTATACCTGGTGTTGAAGCACCGTTACCGCCATCTAGCATTTCAATTCTAGATGTAAATTTGTAGTCGATACCAGAAGCTGCAGAAGATTGTTCAAAGAAATCAAATTGTTTCTGAATTTGTTCTCCAACCAATTTGCTAACTGAATTGTTTACATCATCTCTCAATGTTAATGTAATTGGTTCCCAAGTATGTTTACCAGCTACATAAACTCTAGAGTTGTAAACATCTAAAGTAACGTTATCAAAAGTTAAATTTGGTCTTGTTACATCCATTACTTGTTTTGTAATTTCTGATCTTGGAGTGGATACACCAAAGTTTTCAAGAATTACTCTAAAACGATATTGAAGTTTTGGCATCAACAAACCTTGTGACGCTGAGCTCTGATCGTTTGCTAATGGTACTGTAAATTTACTTAATGTTGAAATTGCCATATATTATACTCCAAGTTTCGCTATTTCGCCTGTGTTTTTAATTCTTAACGGTATGTAGATAAATTCTACCGATTTCACAGGTTCAATCGCTATGTCTACATATAGTTCGTTTCTGTCTATTCTAACAGCAGTGTTGTTGGTTTCATCACACACCACTAAGAAGTCATATAAAGCTCTTTGACCCACTAGTTCTAATAAGAATGATTCAATAGCTGATTTGATTTCATTTCTTGTTAAAGTATCGTTAGGTTCAAAAATAAACGGTTTAGCTATTTTATCTAGTTGTGTTCTTAGATAAACAGTTAATCTTGAAACGTTAATTCTATCTAGAGCTGAGCTTGATGTAGTTTTAGTTAAATTACCAAAATTAACAATACCGGTTCCTGAGAAGAATGTAATTGGATTTATCTTAGCAGTATGCATGCTGTCTCTCACCGATTCAGTTAAAGATATTGTTTGGAATTCACCTGTTGTAGAAGCTATGTATCCTACAGCAGTAGCATTATCAATAATACCTCTTCTTGTACCAGCTGGTGCAAACCACGGATAACCTACGTTATCGTTATTTGCTAGTACTCTTAAGATCATATGACTTGGAGGAACAACAATAGTTTTTCCTAAATTGTCTGTGGTTCTTCCTGATGGATAAAATACTCCCATGTATTCACTTGAAGTAACTAAACCATCTTCACCGTTGTCTGCAGCTTTTGCAGAATTGTTAGCCCAGTTTGTAATTGCTGTTGCTGTGCTAGCTAATCTTAGAGGAGTGTCTCCCACTATAAATGATGTATAGTTTCTGTCAGCATTTAAAGATACCATTTCAGAAATTACTTCTGGATATCCAGGACAAGCAATAATATTAAAACCACGTTGGTCTTCTCTGATTGCTTGGTTGGTGCTGATTTCTGCTTTTAATTGTTGTACAATTACTTTTCTCACAGCTTTTCTACCAAATGTGCCCGAACCATCGGCATTGTTAGCATTCTTAGTAACCCATCTGTCTTTGAAATAAGTTGCAACACTTTCGTTGCTGCCAGCTGCGTATCTCGTATTACCTTTGCCGCTTGCTCCAGATCCTGGATATTTGGCAGTTGTAATATAATTATTTTTGTATTCTTTTACGTTGTAACCAGAACGTCTAGTATTCCATAATAACATACCTTTTGGATATAGAACTGGATCTGGAGCATCTGGATCTAAGAAGTTATCAGATAGAAGATCTTTAATACTAGCAGCATCGCCAGTTCCGCCTTCTGAGTCTGAATCTGTTCTTGTTGAAACTTTATTCCATCTTGCATCAGCAAATAGAATTCCGCTTTCTGTAGTTTGATCAGTTTTATCAACCAATGCATAATCTGCACCATCAGTTAAACTTGTATCATATCGATAAAGTTTTGGATAGTTTTCTAAATCACTAGTATCAATCCATAGATCACCATTTACTAAAGCAGTACCATCTGATTGTGTAGTAGGTTTAGTTGCTGAGAATTGAGGACCATTTGGATCGGGCATTAATCCCTCTGAGGCATTGTAATATGGACTTGTAGTATGATTATAACCAACCCATGTAGTACCAGTGTGAACCATAATGTCTGCTTCATAATTGTTATTGTACCATAGAGTACCGTCTTTTGGTTCGTTGCTAGGAGCAGTTACTGAAGCTGCGTAGCTCAAACGTTTCCAGTTAGAAGCCACAACTAAATTAAGCAATGTAGAATCTTGAGCGTATACTGTG